AAATCACGAAACTCGTTTGTGTGAACAGTAAGAACATTGCTTCCTGTGTAGCCTGGAAACGAAATGTTATAGGTTAACCCAACCGCTGATGGCGTTTGATTAAACAACTTTATCGCCACATCCACGGTGGCGGTTACGATAATATCTCTATCTGCTTCGCCTAACTCTATAGTTTGACTAAGATCAAATGAATCATCTATCTCAAGATACCCTTTTTGAGAGTATCCAGCAGCCGATATAACATCTGTTGTTGTTGAAGCCATTTCGTTTCCCTAGTTATCCAGCCACGCGCCAACGGTCTCAATGGTATTCCATGTGGTGACTGTACCCAGCGTTGAAAGAACAATAAGGGGCGCAATAGAAATGGGATTTGAGTTTACGCTGTGAATCTTGACGGAATCCATATCAGTCTCTAATGCGATAACATCACCCGACCCATCAGCAACTTCAATAAAAAGCCTACGACCTGGCCTGGAGCTTTGATAAACAATCCTGATATTTTGTGTAAAGCCATCAGCATCACTATCGATCGCTGGAAGTATCACAGTGACATCATCAAAAAGAGAATTGACCACTACAAACTGTGTGAAAGGATCAATTGTGATCTCACTGACATCTGCTGGCACTTCTACATAAGGAAGCACCACAAAGGCAGCAGCGGCCATATCATCAGTTGTATTTGATGTCATCGTTTTCCCACCTTATGGCATTGTCCATGTGCCCACTCGCTCAATCACCGTCCAGGTATCATAGTTACCCAAGGTTGATAATAAAATAGAGGGCGTTACCACATCGTTTCGCTGAAGAAGTCGTGCTTTAAAATTCACTAAATCATCCGTATAATCTCCAACAAAGTAATTATCACTTGCCGTAAACAAATTAAGATTTCGAGCGATAGAAATGTCATAAGCGGCATACATGATGCGTATTGTTTGAGTACAAATAGCGGGGTTAACAGCGGGCAATGTCACATTAACATTCTCCACATTCAAAACAACAACAGACTCAGTTCCAGACGGAAGAATGTTGTTGCTTAGTTCCTTTGTAATAACACTATTCGCATAGGCATATCCTGCCGCTGCAATGACATCAGAGGTTAATGAAGGCATTTTACGCTCCTGAAGCCAAGGGGAAACCCCTTAGCTATTACCAGCATACAGTGCGCGAGGATCGCCCCAGCCATCACTAAAGCGACGAGTCGCCTTATAGCGGAAGTTCTCGTTCATGAACTCACTGTCATTACTAAACTCCACTGCACGGCGGTTATAACGAATCAAACCGTCATCTGCATCAGTCTTAATCCACCACTTCACCGATGAAGTGACAAAGTGACTGACCAACGTAGGATCTGGCAGGATATTCATATCCTTCAGAGCATTAGTGGCATTGTTCATGGTGTTGTTTTGCAACACAGAGTTCTTGATACGGTGAGCCGCATACTGCTGGTCAACCGGCACAATCAGACGTTGAGGCCGTAGAGCAATCTGTAGCCCTTTAGAGTCAACAGCCTTGCCGATCTGAATAGTCAGACTTTCAATGGATGCCTCACTCAATGCAGCCGATGTAGCTAGCTTGTTTGAGAAAGTATCACCAGAAGGGCCCAACGGGTGAGCAGCGTCAATAAGAGGCACACCATCACCGTTCTTCATCAATGCCGTTGTTACCACATCGAAGTTGAGTAGATTTGCTGCCTCAACCTCTTCAATCTGGCGAATAGCTTTAGCCAGGTTGCGAACACCTTTCTTCAGATAGTTGTATTGCTCGTCTTCTACCGCTTCTCGGGTCGCTGCATAGGCTAAACCCCATACATTGTGTTCCCAGGTAGGACTGAAACTCTGAGTAAAGCTGGTGAATTTAACATCATCACCTTCATCTTTCAGTTCAGCAATATCTGTAGTTTCAACAAATTGGATGATTTCAAACGCTCGAGTAGAGGTTTCTTCATCAACAATCAACGTACATTCTTCAGGCCAGTCTGCGTAGGTATCTCCCGCAAGGCGTTTTAGACCTTTTTCTAGTAATCGGGGAAAATTACCGCGTGTGACTGTACCGCCAGTTCCTTTAGTAGACATAATTTACACTCCCACCTGGTTTGTTGATTGAGTGGAGGCATTCATGCGTACTCGGGCTCGATTGCCCAGGACACCTGCCGAATCTCTCAATAATTCAATAATTCGAAAAGGAAGTGTCGCTGTATTGGCGTGTGCACTACCGTCCAGCTGCATCCCTGAAATCATGAGAACGCCGGTAATCGTAGAGGCATCTGCAATGAATGGGATATTCTGGCCTACTGCTGCCTCTGGAATCGTTGCATCAGCATCAGCGTCAAAATACAGATCCGGATCAATGGATACATAGACAAAACCACCGCTACTACCTGTAACCCCAGTCGTATAAAGATTGGTTACATCGAAATCAGCACCAACCACAACGCCTGTCATAAACGTAATGAAGGGATTTACAGCGTCAGCTCGAATAACCTGGGGGAGACCTGTAAGGGAATTGGATGTGCCGTTGAGGATGACAATGTCACCAATAGCTATATTAGCTGTTTCGGAAGCAGGCACCTCATAGCGCTTAATGCCCATGCCGGTGCTGTTTGAACTTTGAGTGCTCGAGACCTGAAAACCGGCCATGAATCACCTCCTTAGTAATAAAGAAAAATACAGATAATCACTTATCTGCCTCTTTCCTCTACTCCTAAAGCTTGACTCAGCCCGTAAAGGTAGGGGGTTTACCCCTGAATTGACGTATCTACCTAGTAGATAGAACCTATTTATAACAAAATTTAAAATATAAAGCAATCACCCATAAAAAAACCCACATTGGTAATTAGCCGGTGTAGGTTTAGTCAGCTACCGCCTACTATCAGGTAGGAAGTGACTTATATTTTCTATATTGCCGCCAGATTCTGATAAATCAACCCAGCAATACAGTCAATGGTGTAATAACCATAGCACAACTTTTAGAAACGTGCACCATTAGGCACATAATAATCACCGCCCTTGTCACCTTCTCTAAACTTGTCCTTGATGGCTTTCGTTTGCGCCCTGGCCCGAACATTATCACGCTTATTACCCGCTTCTTTTTCAGACTTGGGTAATAGCATCAGCACATGAGTTTCACCAGGTCTTTCAGGATTTTTGCTGGGAACCTCCAGTATGTCACCCTTCAAATCCGTGTAGGTAATCCAGCCTTGGGCCTTCATCACATGGACATCAGTACTTAGAGGGAAGAAGGCAACCATGCCAGCGGCTTCAATCTCCTCATAAACACTATTGGGTAGCTGAAGTGTATCTGATCCCTCTTCAAGTAATCGCTCTGGCCGACTGTCAATCTCATCAGAAAAGCGCGACTGAATAGGCGTAGATGAGTTAATAGGTGGAACGTCAGGTTTTTGATAAGGCGCGCCAGAGGGTGCTCCCCGCTCTATCTTTGCCCTCAACTCAGCATTTTCCGCTTCCAGCTTCTTTTCATTTTCCAGTAATGATTTATTGCTACGTCTACCCATAATTACTCTCCTTTCCGCATATCTTTGACATCTTCGAGAAAATCCTCGTCATTGGCCCAAATGCCCTGATCGTACATTTTTCGCTCTTCAGAGGTGAGATTGCCCATAGAAATTTTACCTGCACCCCCTTTACGTGTTTTTGCAGAGGCAACTTTGCCGGGTTTCTCCCGATTTGGATTAGACACCTTGTTCTGCTTCTTCACTGCCTCATCCATGTATTCAACCGCTTGTTCAAGTATTTCAGTCGTTACATCAGAGGGTGAATTAGTGTTGGCATCCAGATATTCCTGCATTTTAGCCGAAGCAAAATGTGATAAAGGATTATTGGTATCAGAAATCCAGGCATTTTCTTCACGCCAAGTCGCAATAGCCGATGTATCAGGCCCTTCTGTAGATACAGGCGTTTTAGCGATATCACCGGCTAGTGTAGATTGCTTCTTGCGAAGGAGATTAACGCGGTCATTGTCACCGTCTGAAATAGCCTCCTGCATTTCTGTTTCAAGAGCAGCTATATTCTCGCGCTTGGTATTAGCAATGCTTTCACTAAGACGCGCCTGCTTTTCATCTTGTTTAGCAACACGCTTTTCCATCTTTTCAAGTTTTGAAGTAGCAGCCTTGTTTTCTTTAATTCGGTCGCCACGCTCATTAAATACATGATGGTCTACCCAAGGTCTATCACCTTCATACTCATCTTCTGGCTTCCAGCCTTCAGAGGTTGCCCTTTCAACTTCAGGATCTGCTTCTTCCTGCTCTTCCTTCACTTCCTCCTGAAATTCAGCATCTTCCTGAAATTCTTCAAAGGCTTCCTCTAAGTTTTCTTGTCCCATGATTATTCCTCCTCGATTTTAGCAATGATATGTTTGTCAACGATTGAGATATAACGACTGGGCTGGCGTAAATGCTTACCCTCATCGATCGAACCAGGCAATTGATCGCCTACATAGGACTTGAAGATGACTTTATCACCCACACCAAAACCCCACTGTTCACAACGCTCATCAGCAGTCTCACCAGGGCATCCTGCGTAGCCGTGGAAGACCGTAGGGCCAATATCAACGACTGTACCCACATCATGCCCGCCCTGGGCTCTTGTGGCCTCCGTACCGCTTGAGGTGATGATGCCAGACTCTGTTTCAGTGCTGATTTCTTCTATTTCTATGAGGACAAGAAAGCCTACGGGTTTAATCTTCATTTTTGCGTGCCTCTCTAACATTGATAAAAGAACTTGTTAACAGGTGTTCAATAGTGGCACGCCAGTCAATGTTGTTATCCATCAGGTCTGAATAATACGCATCTTCAAGCTTTCCCAAGAGCTGTTGAGTCAGTGGTTGTCTGCGCCACATTTCATAGGAGCCCTCCTCCACCTCCATTGATTCCAGGGTTTTGAGGTCTTGTCGGAGCTGGGAGCGCATTTTTTGTAGGATCATTGGGCATTCCTATAGGTAGTTGAGGTGGTTGTTCTCTTGCTCTGTCTAACACATCAAAAAACTTCAGATAGTCATCCAGCATGTTTTTCTGTGACTCACTTTCGGCTTCTTCGATAAGTTTCAGCGTTTTAGCTCTGATTTCTTCAATCTCAGCAGGCATTTTGTCCATATTCTCTTTAGCTCGAGACCTGGACTCTTCAGCAGTAGCTACAAGGGCCTCAGTTTGTGCATCATTGAGTTTCGTTGCAGACTCAGCCTGCTTTTGCTGGGCTTGCTGGTTCTTCTGTATGGCCTGCTGGCTGTCCTCATTAGGCGTGGGGTATATCTTCTCGAGTTCTTCAGGATCTATCCTCACGGCTTGCAGGTAAAACTTCATAACAGAACGCATATCAGCACCAGAGCGTTCTAAGAACTCATACTTCTCTACTAACAACTCACCTTGTTGAATGCGCTGTGAGGCACTCGCCATTTCTGGATTAGCCGTAGGAATAAGAATGATATTCTCATCACTAAAATCTGCTTTGTAATCAGCTTGTTGATTACCAGTAACCCGGATATAGATTTCATTATCCGTATAGGTGCGATTTAGTCTGAAGATAATCTGAAATTCTTTACTCATTGCCCGTTGATGTGCAGTCAACAATGAGGTTTTAGCTGTTTGTGTTTCTTCCAGAATCATCAGCAGTGTGGATGCAGCTTGATTAGCCGCCACCATCTCTGTGATATCAATCGTAGAAGACAGTTCTTTAATCGCACCTTCCATGTATTGAACGAGCTGGAAGAGAGTCTGACTAGGCTCCTTGAATTGATGCTCCCTAATAGCATTAGGCATATCAATAGGGGCAATATCTGTTTGTACATATTCGCCGGGGTCAAAGGTGATATCACCGCGTTTGAACTCAGCACCCCTGGCTAGAAAGCCACCTTGCATATTGGCCAGATAACCTGCATTCACTAATGAGTTAACCGCCTGGTTGATAATGGCAACCGAGGGACTCATTAGCTGGTAGTAGCCAACACCTAAAAACGTACCATCAGCCGATGGCATGAAACGATAGCTGGATAAGTCACTAACAGGATTGATACGGACAATTTCAGTCTTGTTAATGTCTGTCGGCCATTTATCCCCTTCTTTGCGCACATCAGACAAAGGAATAGTTACATCTTGGAATGAGATATGAATATCATCTGCGGTATAACGGGCAACGATACGAACTACTTTTTTACTGTTAGCCTGCGTGGTGACAATGTAGGGTTCTTCATAGCCATCACCGTCTAAATCCAGATAACATTGTTGTTCATAAAAAAGTGTATCAGGGTCGTGGCTATCATCTTCTCGGTCCATATTTTGAGCAGAGAATTCAAGTTCGATATCAAGCCAGATATTTTCACGCTTCATTGTCTCCACTTCGTTTTGAGTGAAGTAGATAAGATGTGTGAAATTACGAATGTCATTCAGAGAGTCGGCATGTTGCATGACTCTAAAATCAGGATACTGAATTAAATCAGATGCCAATGTGCCTTTTAGCGGGTCAAAATAGTTCTTCTTGAACATATGGCCCATATTGGGAACGCGATATAGCAAACTGTAATGGTCATCTCGCCATTCTGGCATTTCGTAGTTAAGTTGGTAGTTCATGTACGTGGTGACATCCAGTACACGCGAATCTGTTTGCTGTGGCTGTTGAGGA